CTGCTTCTTGACTTTCAGCGACAAGCCAAAGTTGTTGAACCTTAAGGGGTCTATCAACAAGAAGATTGACCAAATGGTCAGTTCTGATTGGGGCATGAGTACAAACCTACATGGTGCGTTCACTCAAATCCTTGACACTGCTGTTAAGAACAAGGTATCTCAAGCAGAAATGCCTGAGACACTGATGATTTTTTCTGACATGCAATTTAACGCCTGCGTTAAGTATGATGACAGAGCAATGGAAATGATTGCTCGTAAGTATGCTGAAGCAGGTTACGATTTGCCTAAGGTAGTTTTCTGGAACTTGAATAGTAGCGGAAACGCTCCAGTCAAGTTTGACAAGGGCGGTACCGCTCTTGTGTCAGGATTCAGCCCAGCAATCGCTGCTAGTGTATTGGGTGCAGACCCAGACGCATTCAGCCCAGAAGCTATCATGCTTAAGGCCGTGATGAATAGTCGCTACGATTTGGCGTAATCCAAATAACACGGCAGGTGCCTCTGCGAAAGTACGCACTTGTTCTCTAACTGCCCGGTTCGTCCGGGCATTGCCATAACTTGACAAATAATGGTGATTGTGATATACTATGTCTATGCGTAAATTAAGTGAAAACGGAAAAGTAGCAGTATTATACAGCCCTGAGTTTGGTGCCGGATGGTACACATGGAATCAAGACCATCCAGAGATATTGTTTGACCCTGCAATAGTAAAACTTGTGGAGAAGAAACAATATGATGAATTGGCTACTTATGTAGAATTGAAGTATCCTGGCATATATACAGGTGGGCTACATGACTTGCAAGTAGAATGGATAAAAGAAGGCTCATTGTTCCGTGTAGTAGAATATGACGGATGTGAAAGTATAGAAGTAAATGATGAAATAGATTGGATGATAGCATAGTGTATAAAGTAATAACAAAAGAACAAGAACAAGAGTTTATCTCATTAGATTTGGCTATGGAACATGCCAAACTAATGAATGAGTTTGTCACCATCAGTGGTGGCGAGTTTGAAATTGTAGGACGATTTGGTGTTGATAGTGTAGTAGACGGAAAGACTCCTGATGGAGTAGCATACACTTGGAACAAGGCAAGCAGAATCGGCCGAGTAAAGAAGGAGAAATAATATGCCAGCAGTATTTTTAGTTAGTGACACACACTTTGGTCATGCCGGAGTGTGTAAATTCACGGAGAAAGACGGAGTAACAAAGATTCGGCCATGGACTGATCCGGCAGAGATGGATGAAGAAATGGTTAAACGGTGGAACGAAACAGTTCGCCCAAACGATAAAGTATATCACTTGGGTGATGTGGTTATCAATCGTAAAGCATTACCAACGATGGCTCGCTTAAACGGTGATAAGGTTTTAATTCGTGGTAATCACGATATCTTCCCTGATGTGGAATATAGTAAGTACTTCCGCGAATTAAGAGCATATCATGTTATGAACGGAATGATCTTAAGCCATATCCCGTTACACAGTGATAGCTTAGGACGCTTTGGTGTTAACATTCACGGACACTTACATTCTAATCGTGTAAAGAAAGCACGTGGGGTTGATGCTAGAACCGGAGAAGTTCTGTACAGTGATGAGCCAGATGTACGCTACCATTGCGTATGTGTGGAGCAAACTGACTTTAAACCTATTTTATTTGAAGATGTTATTAAACGCATTGAGGCAGAAGGAGGGTCAATTGGCTTTAGAAACGGCAATGGCCCAACTATGTGATAAATAAAAGAAAGGGAGAACTTATGGCTTCGGCTACTAACATTAAACAATGGCAAACGGATTTTATGGCTGGGTTGACCGAACTTAATCAAGCCTGGAAAAAATTAGACTCGGGCAAAGGTAAAGGTGGCCCGGATGTTTTTACATTTATAGTTAAATTTAAAATTAAATTATCTGATGCATTATTTGACGATGGGATTAAAGGTGCTGCTATTATTCTTGATTCTTATGGATCAATTAGAAGCAAAGATATTACATATTCGTCATGGCCCCTTTTCTACTCAGAAACAAGAAAATGGGTAACACAAGTTATATCACCTTTAATACCTCCGGGAACATGATGTATGACAGTCAATAGAGCATCTATGGAAGCAGCAGCAATTCAGCAACATCATGCATTGGTTCGTAATGAGGAACGTCATAGAGAAATGATTGTTAATGACCGTCATATTAAAGAACGCCTAGTTGATAATGAAATACATAGAATAGAGGCAAACCGCAGAATGATGCGGGCAGGACAAAATATAGATAAGTTAGCATAGTAGGACTTTCGGGTCCTACTTTTTTGGATTTAATTTAATAATTATAATATACGTATAAATAAGAATATCATGTTTCAATTCATCACGGACCTTTCACACACCCTATTAAGTTTTATAAAAGACGATCCTGTTCGCCCTGAAATCTCTAAAGATTTTAGAGTTAGCGACGGTAGAGTTGTCGCAGCATTAACCGATGAAGAACAACAACCAGAAGCAATGGTTTGTGTTAGCTTCCATGATTTCGTTCCCGAAGATGTTGAAGGTTTGCACAAAACTTCAAGTGTACCCACTACCGCAATATTCTATACTATCTGGAGTTACAAGAGTGGTAAGGGAAAAGAATTACTGTATCAAGCAGTAAAGGGAATTCAAGCACAATATCCTAGCGTAACTAGATTTGTGACATTGAGTCCCAAGACAAACATGGCCCGTCGTTTCCATCTAAAGAACGGGGCTATCGTTTTGCGTGAGAACATAGATACAACTAATTATGAGTATCTGACAGAAATCCCTAAAGAAACCCCGGAAAATCCGTTGTAAAAATACAACAGTCTAAAAATGCTTAAAAATTAAGCATTTCATATAGTGAAACCTCGTTTCAGCCCGTAAAATTGCTACTTTTTTGAGCAATTTGTAGGTTGACATTAAATGGGTTAGGGTATATAATACACTTATGAACTCAGAAAACGTCCGCAAGCGCAGAACAGATCGTAATCAGGTCCTGTACTACATTCAAGATGTAGTTACACAGGAAACTTATATCGGTCTTACAGCACTATCATACAAAGGTAATGTGTTTCGCACATTGCGCCGTCGTATGCAAAAGCATATGCAACGGGCCCTGACTGAGCGTAAGAATTGGGGTTTGAGTTGTGCATTGCGTGAACGTGGTGCCGAGCGTTTTGTATTTGGTGTGATTGAGATTGTGCGTGGCAAGCGTCCCGCGCATGAGCGTGAGACACTATTGATTAACACATTGCAACCAGCATTGAACACTTTTGGAGTAGAGTAATGAGTTTAGATGTATATTTAATGGTTACTAAACCAGTTGAGGTTTATGATGCTAATATCACACACAACCTCGGCAAGATGGCAACGGAAGTAAAATTGTCAAATGGTATGACATTGTATCAAGTATTGTGGAGACCCGATGAACAAAAAGGGTTGAAGTTTGCTAAAGATATTTCAGAATTATTAGATGAAGGCTGGAATATTCTATTATCAGATCCAGATCATTTTAGACAGTTTACTCCGGAGAATCACTGGGGTAGCTATGAAGGGCTATGCGATTTTGTCTACAATTATAGAAACGCATGTTGGGATAACCCAGATGCGGAATTGAGTGTGTCAAGATAACCAAATCAATTGACTATTCATCAAACATAGTGTATAATAACATATTAACTGGAGCCACAACATGAATCTTGAACAAGTAAACAATCTCTTTCAACATAAAATCACTGATGGCAGTGAGTATCTTTGGCTTTGCTATGGGCCTGATGTACGTAGTATTGACTACAATAGCAAATATGCGTGTGGATATGTAGTATTTGATACAGAAACACATGAGGTCTATGAATTGAGTGTTAGTCCAGTTCAAGGTGCTTGGGATATTGAACCAAAGCCCTATCGTTATATTAATCCAGACTATCGTGAGGCATATGATGATGAATCAAAAAGCCGAGGCATTGATCCCAATGAAGCATGGGATGATATCAAGTGGATTGATTTAGAAACAGAAGAAGATTTCATTGAAAAGGCAAGTAGTATGTTCAAAGGTGAAAAGTTTGATACTCGCATTCAAGTGCCAATTGATTTAGATAATGATACTATGTTGAAGTTAGCAATGGAAGCACATAAGCGTGATATCACATTGAATCAAATGGTTGAGGAAGTATTGCGTAATGTAATTGTACAGCATGAACTTAATATTACTTAACATTTATAATTACATTAAAGATGACTATACAACAAACCCTTTTCGTTTTGTCGTTGAAGTTGCGGCTTGGGCTATTAGTGTCGGGTGTTCGGTCACAATGGCGCTCACGGTACCACAGCCACCCCTTCTCATTCTTTATCCTATATGGATCAGTGGTTGCGCTATGTATGCTTGGGCTAGTTATAGTCGCAAGTCATTTGGTATGATAGCCAACTATATTTTGTTAGTGACCATTGATAGTATTGGTCTTGTTCGTATGTTAATTAATTAAGGAAATATCATGGGAAAGAAAAAACAATCTGTAATTGAACCAAGTGAACTTGAACCAGGTTGGGTCAAGACAGGTGATAACTCTTGGGTCGCAACATTACAAGAAGATCCAGAAACAGGTGATTTGATTCTACCATTGCCAGAAGAAGTAATGGCATCAAATGGATTTGAAATTGGCGATATACTGAAATGGAAAGATAATAAAGACGGATCATTCAGTATTACAAAGAAAGCATCCGAGGAGACAGAGTGGGTGCTAGTTGAGTGTGTCAGTACATTCCGCACACGTTACATGGTTGAAGTGCCTAAAGGTAGTAGTGAATGGGCAATGGATACGGTAACAATGAACGAAGCCAAAGAGTTTAGCCAAGAACATCTTGGTGAACAGATTGTCTCGCATCGTGTGGTCAGTAAGAAAGAAGCACTTGCCTTGTGTGATCTAGACAATGACTATATCGGTGAGTGGGATAAAGAAACAAAAATTAAAAACTTTTTTACTACATGGAAAGAACAAAATGGAAACGATTGATGTATTAGACAAACCTTATCACCCAACCAAAGATTGGACTGAAAGTGATTGGGATAAGTTTACTAATTGGTTAACCGGAATGCTTAAAATCAATGAAAGCGTTACTGTAACTTTCACTAAGCAGGATGGTACTAACCGTGTAATGAATTGCACATTGAAGCCCGAACTATTACCTGTAGTTGAAACTAAACCATTAGCTGAAGGTAAACAACCGCGAAAGGAATCAACCACTAGCATCCGAGTATATGATTTAGAAAAGAAAGAATGGCGTAGTTTTACTACAAAAAACGTCACTAGAGTTGAATTCAGTATTTAAAAGATTATTACAAATGTTTAATATTGATTTATATAATCCAGATTTTGTTATTGAATGTTCCAAATTAGTTTATTGTAAAGATATATATTCAGAAATGAGAAATCAAGGCATTGTAAAAGCATATGTGTATGGCATGTGTTTTAAACCAGGTCCACTAACATATGACTTTTCTAAAGTTGGAAAAAGTTGTCCTGACTTAGGTGGAAAGAGAGAATATCAAGTTGGTGAACGTATTACAAGACAATTAAGTTGGGTCCCGGGTTGGGCCGGCCCGCGTGTCCGTAGCGCACATGGAGCAGATTTTTGGTTTGGAATTGCTCATGACATGATTCCGAACGAATTATTACCGGCAACTTTTAACAAGAATGATGTAACAATTGCTGTATGGGACATTTCTAAAAGAATGCCCTTAGCGGATACTTATGATGGTGAAGAACAAGCAACTGGCTGGGCCGAAGGAGAGTTAGCCAATCAATATAGAAATTCTTTTAATAAACTTCCCTATCTTAATAAACAAGACCCCACACAAGGTAAATATTACAAGAAAGGGTATGTGCCAAAATCTACCCTAGATCAATTTGTTCAATTTAGTTGACAATAAATGGAGTATCTGCTATACTATGGGTTATGAAAAAGCAAATACTCTCACTCAAAATTGAACAGCCCAAACACAGGGCACACCTAGTGTTGTTTCAAAACAACACTCCGTTCAAACAAAAAATTGTACAATCCAAGGTGTTGTACAAACGCAAACCCAAACATTCCAAACAGGAGTTTTGATATGAACGAACACCTTAACGATTTGGATCGCTTTTTACGATCTCACGATTGGTATTTTGACTATAGTGATGACTATTCCGTTTGGAAGAAGGGCATGGCTGAACGGTCTAGCATCAATACGGAACAGAAAAGATTGATTGATTCTGGACTGGCCACAGTAGAGGAAGTCCAAGAATTGACACAAAAATACGCCCCCAAAGGTTGACATTAAATGGTCTTGGGTGTATACTACACATATTAACTTAAAAAGGAAAACAAAAATGTCTCTTAAACTTAAAGCACTATTACAATTGGTTGGTCTCACTGCATTTGCAGCCGGAGTCTCGTTATCCATTGATTGGGTCTTTGCTACTTTCCCTCGTGAAACAGTCGGCACCGCAATTGGTCTCGGGGCTATTGCTTTTATATTTTACTTGGGTTACAGTCTTTTGCTAACCCGTCTGGAATCTCTGGAAAACATCCGTAAAATCTCCGAAAACATTAAAGAAATTACCAACAAATAATTTGACATTAAATGGATTTGGGTATATAATAGAGTCTTAATCAGTTAACTAAAGGAGTTTTTATGACTGACATTTCTGAAATCAACCGTGCTATTCTAGCAGGCAACTTTACTAATGACCAGCTGACTAGCATCACCGATGCAATTCGTTTTGCTCGTGCCCAAATCGCACAGAAAAACAAGTACACCCTTACAGTAGGTACTAAAGTGAAATTCACTAACAGTCGCAGTGGTCAGGTAATCACAGGTGATGTACAAAAAATCAATAGAAAATTTGTTATCGTTAAGACTGGTCCATTGAATACATGGCGTGTCCCAGCTAACATGTTGTCTGCCGCTTAAGGAGTAAATCATGGATAAAGTTTTTATTGTCATTGGTGCCGCAATCGTTGGTAGTGCTAGTATTGTATTTCTTAGTTTCTTGCTAAGTTGGCCCGTGATGTGGCTTTGGAATAACGCACTAGTTGGTGCTATTAATGGTATCAACGAAGTGTCTTGGGTTCAGGCTTGGGGTATTTCTACATTGTCTGGAATCTTGTTTAAAACTACCGTGAGTAATTCAAAATGAGCAAAATGGCTGACTTGGATCTAAGCATCCGTGATATGTTGGAGGAAGGGTATAACCCCGTGTCAATCTCTGTACGATTGGGTATCCCACTACACTTTATCTATGCCGTTCTGGAATATGAGCAGGATATGGAAGAATTAAGCCCGTTTAACACAGTAAATTCCTGACCCTGACGGTTGACATTAAATGGTTTTGGGTATATAATAGAGTCTTAATCAGTTAGTTAAAGGATTTTTAAAATGTTCGCATCTACAATAGAAGCCCGTAAATTGTTGAAACTTGCTTTCAACGCATCCGGTGCTAATCTACCAGGAAATACTTACACCGATAAGACCACTGAGAATGACCCAACTCGCCGTTCAGTTGTGTTTCCGGTTCACCCGGATGATGCGGATGAAGTGATTCATCAAGCCCGTGATTTCTTCCAAAAAGCAGGTTTCACCAAGTCTGTTCCTAAACTTTATACTACCTTTTCTCTCTATACACACCGAACTTATGTCCGTGTCATCGCCTACAAAGGTTGACATTAAATGGTTTTGGGTATATAATAGAGTCTTAGACAGTCAACAAACGGACTATATTATGAAAGCAAAAATCCTGATTACTTCCATTGAGAACATGAGATTGTTTCAGGGTAAGTTTCCAACAAAGCGTTGGGGCTTTTGCGAGATCGTCCGCAATGTCACTATTGAGTCCTGCCCGTTTGGCATCTATCAAGATGGCAATTATGGCTACATCAAGATCGACGGCAAAAAAGTCCGTGTGATCAACGGTAATGGTGGTGAAACATTGTTTGAAATCAGCCGTTAAACGGTTGACATTAAATGGTTTTGGGTATATAATAGAGTCTTAATCAGTTAATTACAGGAGTTCTCAAATGGCTTATATGTCTCAGGAAAAGAAAGCAAAAATCGCCCCTAAAATCAAGGCTATTCTTGCTAAGTACAAGGTTAAGGGTTCACTGTCTGTACGTAATCACATGACCCTGTGCTTGACCCTGAAGTCGGGCGCTATTGACTTTATCGCAAATTCTAATAAAGTTTGTGGTAATGACTACTATCAAGCGGCTCGCGGCTTCACTCCTAATACACGTGGCTATGATGATGTTAACCCCTATCATTTTCAAAATCATTATGACGGTGTAGCACTGGAATTTATGAAAGAAATTTTTGTTGCTATGAATGATGGTAACTGGGACAAGAGTGACATTCAAACCGACTACTTCAACGTGGGCTGGTATGTTGACGTTAACATCGGCAAGTGGGACAAGCCCTACACTGTTGAGGCTTAATATGGACATCACAATGAAAGTTATCCCTAGCGTAGGAGAGGCTGGTCGTGATACAGAGGCCTCTCCTGGCAACGGTCAGTACTATGTGCGTATCTATGATGGCTCATATGATGCATGTGGATTTGATACTATTGAAGAAGCAATTTCAGAATTGGAAGATATTGCAGGAGTAGAAGCATGAATATTGATGCTGAACAACTATTGTTTTTTGAATTCTTATCGTCACTAAGCGAGGATCAATTGAAAAAATATTTTGCAATGCTCGGACCTGAAGAATCGGAATATGTTCGCCGTGTCGTGCGGAATGTTGGAACGCAATTGAATTTGGCTATTGCCGAATTACATGATGAGGTTGAGGACCTTGCTATTGCAGGAAGTGTCCTTGATGGTTTTACTCTTTCGGGTAAAATAAAATGATTTTGGTAACAATAATGGTTGACAATAATGCCAATCTGTGTTATCATTATAACAGTGCTGAGTGATATCAGTACATTTTTAAAAACTTAGCTTTATCTTAAAGGAAACAAAATGGCTAAACAAACTTTCAAAGTCGCTGGTATGACTACTAACAATGGTAATACTAAGGTTCGTTTTACTGATGATATGGTTCGCCGTATCAAGCAATTCACTAAAGGTGGACACACTCGTGTTGACTTTGTTGACCTGCCCAGTGAGATGACAAAAATTGAGGCTCTCAACTATTTGGCTACTCATGCCGACTTTCAATCACCTGCTGATCAGGCAACTATCGCGGATACTCTTGCTGACAAAACAAAGGAAGCAAGCAAAGGCACTGTAAAGGTTAAAGTCTCTAAGACTAAGCCTAGTATTGATGCTATCAAGGCTCGTGCTAAGAAGTCTACAAAAGAAGTTTCGGTAGAGCAAGTGCTTGCCGAAGCTGGTGTAGCTGCTAAATAAAAAAGAGGGGCTATATGCACCGTTATTTTGACAAAGGAAACAATATGAAACTTAGTGATAAACTCGCAAAGTGCGGTGACAGTCTTACAGTAAATATGTATGACAATGGCTTTATGGTTGAAGTGTCCGGTCGTGACTTTGAGGACGATTGGAAAACAGCAAAGGTTATGTGCCAAACATTGGATGAAGTCTATGCTGTAATTACTGAAGCCTCTAAAATGACTCGTGATTAAGGATTAATATATGTCAGTACTACACACATTCGCTCGTAAGTTCAATCCTCGTAGAAACTTTGACCCATCTAAGATTGAGGATTTGCGTGAATTGAAATACTTTAAAGAAAATTTGACATGGAAATCAGGTTGTCCTTTCTATCTAGAGGATCCGTTCTTAGAGATTCCGGCAATGTGTATGTCAAAGTATACTGACTATATGCTTATGAAACTAAAAACGTAAAAAAGCCCCGAAAGGGGCTTTTATTTAACTTAATATTTCAACCCACTTGTCAATCACATATTTCCAATCATATGATTGAGCATGGTGTTGTATTTCTAAACAGCGTTTACGATATTGTTCTGGATTACTTTTGTAGTAACTTAATAGTTCTACTGTCTTTTCTATAAACTCAGCATCGGGAATTGGTACTGCATGTCCACCACTTTCACCTACTCTATTCCAGTGTCCAACTGGTGTACTAATAACTAGTTTACCGGCAGCACCTGCTTCTAATATAGGTAGTCCTGCACCTTCTTGTGTACTAGCAACTAATATAGCATCTACTGATTTATAAAATCCGGGCATAGTAATAAAAGAATTATGATATGATGAAGCAGCCTTAATTGTTAACCCTGCTTTTTCAATAGTCGGTTGCAACAGCCAGGTTCGTTTAATATTTTCATGTACCACATAATGATTTAAACTTGTACATCCAACAACTTGTAAAGAATCATTAGGTTTACTATAAAAACTATTAGTGTTAATTCCTACTGGTGTTACAAAAGCAGGTCTAGTAATTCCTAACTGTAAACTAACATTAGCTAACCATTCACTTATTGCTCCATACTTATGAAACTTATCAAAATCATCACGCCCATGATGCTCTATTAATTCATCCATGTCTAACTGAGCATGGCTAATAACTACACATTGTCTAGGATCAAATATCTTATAATTATAGCCTAATAATCTCCATCCATGGGGAGTGGTAACAATTAAATCTGTAGTATCAATTAACTCTTGCATCTCTGGTACCGTATAACTCTGATTCCAGGGTAGTAATTGACAGTTAAATCCGTACCCCCAAAGATACTTACATAATTCATAATGAATGGCACCAAATGCCCATTTAGGTTCTATGTAGAATACAATTTTTTTCATTTTGCTAATAAGCCAACTATGTCATCGCTTATGCGTCTAACATCATATCCAGATGCTGATAATGTATTAGTTAGTTCATCTAAATCTTCTTTGAGCATATTTACTACTTCAATTTTTACAATTTTAGGTCTAAATTCCTCATTCCAAATTTGTTTGAATATGTCATAATCATATCCTTCACAATCTACTTGTAGTAGATCAATTTTGTTTATACTGTATTTGTCTTTTAAATCTTTAAAAGTTATACAGTTTACTGTTTCTTTAACCATGTAGGATGTATATTGGTCAATGAGTAATCCATCTTTTAATGTACTGATACCGTCTGCCCAATCAGGAACTTCTTTGCCAATATATTCTAGTGGGATTCTTTTGATATCCATTGTTCCAGCTTCATTGGTGATTGCTGAATTTTCAAATTGTAGATTAGTATATCCTACAAAGTTTTCTTTTAATCTTGCAAATTGATCACTAACTGGTTCTACTAGTATGCCATTCCATTCTTTATGCTGTCTTACATAAGGAGTAGTATCATCATGTTTTACACCATCCATTGCTCCAATGATTAAAAAGGTTGTGTCACTAGGTAGTTTATTTATAGCAGTTGATAAAAATTTATTTGAGGGAATGTATTCTCTTTCAGGGAAGATAGGTAAATCTTTTTTTAACCAATCTAAATTATCTCTTTCATGTCGTTGATACCAACCTTGATTTTCATGCACATCTAATACCATTTGAAAATATTCTTCATATGTCTTTGATACTTTATTCAGTGTAAAGTTTTCAGCATATGCTCTACAATTTCTAGGATCGATACGTTCTATGTTCTCTGCTGCCCACACAAATTGATCAAATGTGCGGCAACGATATCCGGTGTATCCATGAATATTGTTCTCGGCAAAACTACCCCAATCAGTTGTGATAGTAGGAGTGCCACTGAATAGCAATTCCATTTGTACACCACCAAATGGTTCTACATACATAGAAGCAACAAACGCAGCTTTAGCGTTACTCATTAATTCTTTGCGTTTTGCTACATTAGCATAACCCACAAATTCTACGTGAGGTGGAAATGTTAAGTTGTCTGGATTCTGTCCTGCAATAATTAGTTTAGCACCAATGGCTTGTGTTGTTTGTATTGCTACTTGAATACCTTTTCCATCATATACTCTTCCCAAGAACAAGAAGTAATCTTGTTTCTTTTCTTTAAATTCAAAATCATCTGGATCAAAGTAGTTTGGTATAACAACATCATACCAATCTTGTTTACAGGTTCCAACAGCCTCTAATCCATAGAAAGCATGATAGATAGCATATGATTCAAATATTTTCCATCGTGCCCAATGTCCACCGGCATACCCAATGCCAGGTTCAACACAAATCATATCTGGATGTGCATCACAAATTGGTCTGACGCCAGCACCCCAAAAGGGAAGAATGAAATCATTTGGTTGCTTGCGTTTGCCAACTTCTCTGATTGCGTTAGCATAGAATGTTTGATAAGCGTGGTCATCTGTGCTGAATTTAAAGAAGTTCTTGCGCCAATCGTAATCGCCGTAAGCAATTTTCCAATCTTCATTTGTGATTACTGTAA